GAGATGCGTGATGCTTTCCTATCAAAGATGCAAGCGGAGAAGTCACTTGAGTACGCTACTAGCGTAGTTGAGTACAACCGTCAGCGCATCCGTCGCCTTGAAGAAAGATTAAAAGAGATAGGAGACAAGGAATGACACCCGAAGACGAAGAGTTCACACGCATCGAGATGGAGTCTCGCGTTAAACAAGAGTACGTAAAGTCTATGAACCGCAAGCGTCAGATAGCCGAACCACAAGATGCCGTAGTTCACTTGATGGACGAGTTAGCCATAGCAAGGATTGCCGTCAGAGAGTTAGGCGATAGGCTCTCGAAAGTAGAGAAGAGCAACACCCAAGTCAGAAACGAGACGCTAGACGAGGTTACGCATGAGTTTGAGAAACTGGCTATTGCTTTCGGAGTAGACACAGTGCACAGCTTTATGATTTTTGTGCGGGAGATGAAGGAATGATAGACGTACTGTTGAGAGATCAGATTGCTATGGCGGCGATGCAAGCAATGTTGATACGAGGAGATACAGAGGGCGTAGCAGAAGAAGCTTACCTACAAGCAGACAGGATGCTTGAGGCAAAAGTCAAAGCCCCCGCAAGTGATTGGTTAAGGGAAGACCCCGCAATTTATTTAGAACTACCGAAAAGAGTAGCAAACGCAGTCAGAGCACAACACATCTTAACTATGGAGGACTTACTGGATACGAGAGCGTATTTTTGGTTAAACCGAGTGCCCAACATGGGCGCAATGTCAGCAAAACAATTATTCGCCGCGTTGGAAAATCGCGGTCTTAAACTTAAATCTTAAAGAGGAAAATATGGCAAAGAGATCACAAGCAATGAGCACAAAAGTGCGTAAGTATTTAGCAAAGCACCCACTTGCAAAAGCACAAGTCGTAGCCGACGCCACTGGTGCAACGGTGCAATACGTCCACAACATTCGGTACGCTGATAAGAAGAATGGTGTGGTTAGTACACCGGCAGTAAAGAAGCCCAAGTGGAAGGCAGTATGGGCGGGTACAAGTAGCAAGTCAATCAAAGCCGACATGGAAGCAGACGCGCAGTTTGAGAAAGACCAAGACAAGCGTAGAGCACAAGGTTGGCAAGGTCAGCATGTTGGAGATAAGTTTGTGGCAGTCCCAGTAGGGTTTAACGGTACAACTAAAGCACATCTCGAAAATGCTTGGAATGAAATAACTAGAGAAGAAGCAAACAAAACTAGAAAAGACATTGTTGCCGAGCACCATACCGACATGGTTAACCACCCACCTCACTACAAGATGGGCGGTATTGAGACTATCGACTTCATTGAGGCGAAGCAGTTTGGTTACAACCTAGGTAACGTAGTCAAGTACATCAGCCGTGCTGACCTCAAAGGTAGCCACTATGAAGACTTGCTCAAAGCACGTTGGTATTTAAACCGCGAGATCGCTAAGTTCTCACCAGACACAAAGGTAACCAAATGACTACAAAAGCAAAAGCCGACGAGACGGCGGAACTACATAAGTACACAACATTCAAACTAGATGGCATCACTTATGTACCACACTACCGAGACGTTAAGAGATACGTTGGCCCGGGGTATCCAAGACACACTACTGATGTGTTTACAGCATCAGACTTGTTTAGTGCTGGCGCTGTGCCAACTATCTCATTTCTTTGGAAGCGATCTGAGTTTGGCATCATAAAAGCGGGAAAGATAGGATGAATTTAATCACCCTTGACTTCGAAACGTTCTACGATAAAGACTTCTCTCTATCCAAATTAACAACTGAAGAATACATTCGCGATGACCGTTTTGAAGTTATCGGTGTAGGAGTAAAAATAAATGATGACGAAACGCAATGGTTCACAGGAGACCACGCCGACACCTCCGAGTTTCTATCTCGCTTTGACTGGGATAGTTCTTTTCTGCTTGCTCATAATTGCATGTTTGATGGTGCTATCCTTTCTTGGCGGTTTGGTATTAGGCCAAAAGTACTTCTCGATACCCTAGCAATGCTACGTGCCATTGACGGCACAGAGGTTGGCAACAGCCTAGCAAAAGCCGCCGAGCGTTATGGCTTGGGGGTGAAGGGTACTGAGGTAGTCGCGGCTATGGGTAAACGCCGTGCTGATTTCTCTGCGGAGGACTTGGCGCAATATGGCGTGTACTGCAAGAACGACGTCAAGCTGACGTACGACTTGTTTAATATCTTGCAAGCAAACTTCCAGAAGCCAGAGCTTAAGCTAATAGACATGACTCTCCGTATGTTCACAGAGCCTACGCTACGTCTTGATCTACCTGTGTTGGAGCAACATCTTGTACTTGTACAAGAAAAAAAGGAGGCCCTGATCGCCGAGGCATGCGCCGACAAAGAAGTGCTTATGTCCAATCAGAAGTTCGCCGAGCGATTGATTGAGTATGGTGTCCCACCACCCATGAAGGTTAGCCCCACGACAGGCAAAATGGCTTTGGCTTTGGCTAAGAGCGACGAGGGATTTAAAGCGTTGGCAGACCACTGGGATGAGCGGGTGCAAGCACTTGTTGCCGCGCGTCTTGGGACAAAGTCCACATTAGAAGAGACACGCACCCAAAGATTTATCTCCATAGCGAAGCGTGGTAGCCTTCCAGTTCCCCTGAGATACTATGCCGCACACACAGGGCGTTGGGGTGGGGACGACAAACTCAACCTACAGAACTTGCCACGCAAGTCACCACTCAAGACGGCTATCGTAGTACCCGAAGGCTACGTCATGATTGATGCCGACTCCTCACAAATTGAAGCGCGGATCGTTGCATGGTTGGCGGGGCAAGCTGATTTGGTAAGCGCGTTTGCAAAAGGCGAAGACGTTTACAAGATCATGGCAACAAAGATATACAACAAACCTCTTGGAGAGATTGACGACGCTGAGAGATTTGTGGGTAAGACTACGATTCTTGGCGCGGGCTACGGCATGGGTTGGCGCAAGTTTCAGATACAACTCAAGAACTTTGGGGTAAGTTTGGACGACAACATGTGCCAACATATTTTGAAGGTGTACCGACAAGAGTTCCCATATATTCCTGCGCTATGGGATGAAGGACACAAAACCTTGGATGCACTGGCAAGCCCTAAACTTGTTACTACTCCGTTTGGGAAACAGGCACAGGCAGTGAGCGTACTCCCCGGAATTGGATACGATCTTCCTAGCGGTTTGCCTCTCAAGTATATGAACTTGCGTGCCCCCGAGATTGACTTGCATGGTCGACCACAGTACGTCTACGATACCCGCAAAGGTGAAGTCCGTATCTACGGTGGTAAGGTAGTCGAGAACTTATGCCAAGCACTTGCACGCTGTGTGATTGCCGAGCAAATGCTACGGATAGCGAAACGCTACAAACCAGTTCTGACTGTGCATGATGCCGTGGCGTGCGTAGTATCCGAATTAGAGCGCGATGAAGCCATCAAATATGTAAACGAATGTATGCGTTGGCGACCCAAGTGGGCTGAGACTTTGCCTTTGGCATGTGAGATTGGTGCAGGAAAAAGCTACGGCGACTGCGGTAAGAAAATGTCTATTGAGAAATGGGGGCTGAAATGACAGAAGGCAGAACTTGCACTAAGTGCGGCGAGTTCAAGTTGTTTTTAAATTTTGAATCCCAAGGCATTAAAACTAGGGCAGATGGTAGTACGTACCGAAAGTACCGAGCACAATGTAAATTGTGTATGAAAGATAAAGTACAACAGTGGAATCAAAACTACCGAACAAGGAATGGTGACGCAATACGTGCAAGGAACCGAAAACAGTGGCGGATTGAGCACCCACCAAAAGAACCAAAACCAAAACGAACGATCGAAGAAGCTAGGGAGTATCAACGAAACTACTACAGAACTCACAAGGAGTACTACGCTGAATATACTAAAAAATATTACGCGGATAACAAAGAAAAGATAGATGCGTGTGTTAGAAAATGGCAAAAGGAAAACAAAGAACGGCATAACGAAACACGCCTTAAATGGCGGGAACAAAACAGAGAAAAAGTAAACGCGCAACAAAAAACAAATAGAGATAAGTTATTTGCTGAAAACCCCGAACGAATTCGTGCGTTAAGGCGCGCCAAGAAAGCTAAACAAAAAGCTAAAGACCCACAAGCGTGGAACGCAAAGATGGCTAAGTACAACGCATCGTGCCAAAAAAGAATGGTAAATGAACTTTCAGATGCGTATGTACGAGCAAGGCTTGTAATCCCAAGTGACGGAAGCCGCCGAAAAATATCCGCTAAGGATATACCTCAAAGTTTGGTAGAAGCCAAACGTGTACAACTGATGATTTTAAGGAGTTTAAAAAATGAAAAACATGAATGAACTGCGCGACCAACTGTCTGAAATTTTTGCTGGTTTGAAAGCGGGGACTATTCAGCATAAGGACGCCGCAGAGTTTGCTAATTTGGCTGGAAAGATGATTAACTCTGCCAAAGTTCAAGTAGAGTACTTCACCCTGCGCCAAGAAGTGCCCGATATCCCATTTTTGGATTGTGGAACTAAAACAGCCAAAACAGCCAAAACAGCCAAGAAAGCCACATAATGAATTACACATGGTCGTATTCCAGCATCTCGCTGTTTCAGCAATGCCCACGCAAGTACCACAGGATGCGTATCGTCAAGGATATCGTCGAGCCACCACAGGAACACTTGCTCTACGGCAGTGCGGTTCATAAGGCAGCAGAAGAATACATCCGTGACGGTACTGCGATACCAGAAAAGTATGCTTACATTCAGCCGTTCCTTGACCCACTGAAAGCCTTGTCAGGTGAGAAGTTATGTGAGCACGAGATGGGCTTGACCAAGGACATGCAACCATGCAAGTTCAGAGACAAGAATGTTTGGTTCCGTGGTATTGCTGACCTGCTTGTTATCGACGGCGATAAGGCACGGATCATTGACTACAAGACTAGCAAGTCCAGTAGGTATGCGGACAAGAAGCAACTAGAATTGCTGTCCCTTTTGACCTTCAAGCATTTCCCGCAAGTCAAATCAATCAAGGCTGGCTTGATGTTCTTGGTAGTCAAAGACCTAGTTGCCGCCGAGTTCAATACAGATCAACAGACGGAGGCTTGGGGCAAGTGGATACCCGAGACAAATCAGCTAGAGAGTGCGATGATTACAGATGTTTGGAACCCTCGACCAAACTTCACCTGCCGTGGTTGGTGTCCTGTCACCGACTGCGAACACAATTCAAAAAGGAGTTGAAGTGCCATACGTTTACATTGCTAATGGGAAAATGAATCCATTGGGAGATATTCCCGAAGAAATAGAAAAAGTTTGTAATGAGTACCCCAACTTAACTGGTCACGGACTAAAAAAATATAAAGAAGATTCCGTTCACCAACTACCTAATCCTAATGGAGTGCAGTTGTGTATGCGGTGGCTGTTAGAAAATGATGGGCTTAAACGAAGAATTACTATAAACACTAAAAGAAGTAGCTACGGCTGGAAACATATCGTAGAAAAAAGTTGCGGCGAATATGTCAGCAATGGCGAGTTTATATGCGCCGCACTGTTGTTAGGGTACAAAATGAAGCACCCTGCTGGTTCACCAAATGCGTATTTCAACATAAAGGAACAAGATGCCGTACGTAAATAAACCTAGACCATACAAGCACGAATACGAAACCTACGACGGCACACCCGCCGTTAAGAAGAAACGTGCACAGCGAAACAAAGCACGCGCAATCATGGAAAAAGCAGGATTAGTTCACAAGGGAGATGGAAAAGATGTCGATCATAAAAAGCCTCTTAGTAAAGGCGGAAAAACCACAAGATCAAACTTGCGCGTCAAAAGCGCAACAGATAATAGATCATATGCTCGCCGATCAGACCACGGGGTTAAGTAAGGCGATCGACGACTCCGTCACTGATTCTTTGGTCTACGGGTCTTCAATGTTACATGTGAAGAACAACAACGGAATAACAGCAATAACAAATGCTGGCCCTTTCATAACTCACATTGGTAACACTGGCATTGGCAGTGTTACCGCCGTAAAACAAAGCTACCCACCAATAGTTCGTCTTAGGAGTACTGACTTGGAAGAACACCCTGCATTTGAGTTAACCGTGGAACAACTCCGTGCCGCTTGGATGCTGGCGTATGGAACACGTTGGGTGTCTATGGAGAAGCCTATGGACGACGACTATCTAAATGTTGTGGCGCATCGTCTACTTGCTTTTGGTGAAGTAGAAACCCATAACGTAATCGACCAGTACACGCCTATGGGCAGAATAAAAATACAAGATGCAAGTAGTTGAAAACAAATACCTAGTCATACAGACTGAAGAGCCACAGAAGATTCTCTCGACGATTGCTAAGAGCGCCGAGTACACCGAAGACTCGGTGGCTGTTCATTGGGGGCTGAAAGAAGCACAGATGCTAAAGACGCTTGGCTGGGAAAGCGTGCCGTCCCCGATTAACCGAGACTATGACTGGCCCGGACTCCATAGGCCAATGAATCACCAAAAGGAAACTTCATCCTTTCTAACCCTACATCCCCGCGCTTTCTGTTTTAACGAACAAGGCACTGGCAAGACTGCATCAGCTATCTGGGCATCAGACTATTTAATAGCGCAGGGGTACATCAGCCGTGTTCTGGTTATCTGCCCTGTGTCCATCATGCAAGCCGCATGGCAAGCCGACCTATTTAAGTTTGCTGTTCATCGCCACGTAGATGTAGCGCATGGAGATCGTAAGAAACGCAAGGCTATCGTAGAAGGTGTAGCTGAGTACGTCATCATTAACTACGACGGTGTGAGCATTGTTGAAGAAGAACTCAAGGCTGGTGGGTTTGACCTCATCATCATTGACGAAGCCAATGCCTACAAGAATTCTAGGACTGAGCGTTTTAAAACGTTGAGAAGAGTAGTCACTCCTGATACTTGGATATGGATGATGACTGGTACACCTGCAGCTCAATCACCATTAGATGCCTACGGCCTTGCCAAACTCTGCGTGCCTTCAAGAACCCCACACTTGTACACGGCGTTCCGCGATGTTGTGATGTATCAGTTCTCACGATTCAAATGGATTCCAAAACCGCAAGCCCAAGGCATTGTGCACAACCTACTGCAACCCGCGATTCGTTTCGAGAAGAAAGACTGTATCGACTTGCCTGATGTGACACACACTTCACGGTTTGCACCGCTCACACCACAGCAGTCCAAGTACTACAAAGACCTCAAAAAAGAGATGCTAATCGAAGCAGTTGGCGATGAAGTTTCTGCGGTGAATGCGGCGGCTCAACTAAACAAACTATTACAAATCTCCTGTGGGGCTGTGTACACCGATACTAAAAATGTTATAGAGTTTGATGCGTCAAGCCGACTAAACATTTTGTTAGAAGTTATTGAGGAAGCCAGCCATAAAGTTCTAGTATTTGTGCCGTTTACTCATGCACTAAATCTAATACAAGATTTCTTAAATAAAAATAAAGTAACGTCAGAGATTATCAATGGCTCTGTAAGCGTGTCAAAGCGTACCGACATCTTTAAACGGTTTCAAGAACAAGATGAACCACGAGTACTTTTGATTCAACCACAAGCGGCGGCACATGGGGTAACCCTTACTGCGGCTAACGTAATCGTGTGGTACGCTCCTGTCACTTCGATTGAAACGTACTTGCAAGCAAACGCACGTATTGATAGGCCGGGACAGCGCAACCCTATGACGATCGTACATCTTGAAGGTAGTCCAGTAGAAACAAAACTCTACTCAATGTTGCAAAACAAATTGGACTTCCACAACAAGATTATTGATCTGTATAAAAGTGAAATTAACTCTTGACAATGTCAACAAAAAGAGTATAATGATTTTCGTTGGCGGTGTGTAATGCGGGTTAGCGCCGTATCTTCCTAGTTTTGTGCAAATACAAAGGAAGTCAAACACCACTGCTTCATGTGAGCGCATCGTCAACACCTATAAAAAATAATTTGGAGTGAGTATGGAATCAGATTTTTCTATTGAGAAAGTCGTCGAGGCTTACATTAAGATTCGCGACACCAAAGAAGCAATGTACGCAAAGTACAAAGCCGAGTCTGCCCAGTTAGAAGAGCAGATGACTATCCTAAAGCACAAGTTACTTGAGGTCTCGAAAGAGACTGGCGTGACTAGCTTTTCAACACCGCAGGGCACTGCGTATCGAACCGTCAAAGACCGCTTCTGGACTAATGACTGGGAAAGCTTCTATAAATTTATGCAAGAGCATGAAGCAATGGGGCTACTAGAGAAACGTATTCATCAAACGAATATGAAAGAGTTCTTAGAGAACAACCCCGATGTTGAGCCTATGGGCTTGAACATTGATCGGGAATATGAAATCACCATTCGGAGGAAGTAATGGACACCGAGATAACCACAATGGAATTGCAGTTCCGCAGGGAACGCGACGAAATGTTCTACCGAGAGCGTGCGGTAGATCAGGCACTTACTCAAATGAAACAGAGTAAGTACTACGAAGGGTCAGTTGAAGAACTGCTCTTTAACGCAAATGCTATATACAACTTTATTAAAGGAACTCCAAATGAGTAACGACCTCGCACTCTTCAGTAACAATCTCCCCGACTACTTAAAGGAAGTCGGCCTCGATGACATGACCAAGGCTCTTGCTGGTAATACTGGCATGAAGCGCATCTCCATCCGTGGTGGTGTGTTCCGCATGATGGTCAGCGGTGAGGAAATTGCAAAGAATGAAAACCGCGCAATGAACATCGTCATTGTGAACGGCGCATCTAAGGTGTCGCGTTCTTTCTATGCTGGTAAGTATGTTGCTGGTGAGACTTCGCACCCTGACTGCTGGTCTAACGACGGCGACAAACCCGATGCAAGCATCGAGTATCCACAACACTCTTCTTGCGAAGGCTGTTCACAAAACATCAAGGGCTCTGGTCAAGGCGATTCACGCGCCTGTCGCTATCAGCAACGCTTGGCTGTCTTGTTAGCCGACGACGTTGGAGGTGATGTGTTTCAGTTGGTGTTACCCGCCAAGTCGATCTTCGGTCGTGGCGATACTGACAAAATGCCTTTCCAGCAATACGCTAAGTATGTTGGCGCGCAAGGCAAGAGCCTCGGCACTTTGGTAACAGAGATGCGTATGGACAGCGATAGCGATACCCCCAAGTTGACCTTCAAGCCTGTGCGTTTTCTGACTAAAGATGAGTGGTTGTCTGCTAAAGAGAAGGGCGATAGCCCCGCAGCAAAGTCAGCCGTTGTGCAAACTCCATCACAAACAGATGGTTTGAAGAAGAAGGCGATTGCCGCACCAGCCCCCGCTCCTAAAGCCGAAGCTGAAGAAGTAATGCCTGAGCCTACAAAACGCACTATCAAGAAAAACGTCGAACCCGCTCCTAAGAAAGAGTTCAATGACGTACTGAAGCAGTGGACTGAAGAAGAGTAATGGATAACAGAGGTTACGCAACTCGAATCGTCCGTGCTAACCAAGAAGCAGATATTAAAAGTCCCGGCGTAAAGCTGGGGCGCTTCTGCATCAAGAAAGACTATTCCGTTCGTGAAGTTTCCGAGTACTTTGGAGTCAGCCGCATGACCATCTACAAGTGGTTTACAGGCGAGTGGATTCCACGCAAGGTACACGAGAACAAAATTAACGAGATGCTTTCAAAGGTTGGGTTTGTTCAGTAGCGTTCGGATGGGGCTCGCCGCGCCCCTCCGACGCATTTCTTAGAGGCGGCTATGACAAGAGCAGATTTACTGTCGACGGTGTTATCGTCTGACGGGTGGTACTGCGTGGTGGGTCTAAAGAAGACAGGCCACCCTCGACAAATATTTGTTGAGGACATGCAGGGAGTAGAAGATGCCGTTCAGACTTTGATGGACGAAGGATTTGACGTTTACTTTGCGTGTGCAAAGTACGAAGAATCAGGTTCACGTACTAACGATAACGTGAAAAACATCAAGTCGTTTTGGCTTGATATCGACTGTGGGGTAGGTAAGCCGTATGCCGATCAAGGTGACGGACTAGCCGCGCTTAAAACATTCTGTAAAACTGTTGGCTTACCGAAGCCGACGATTGTGAACTCTGGTCGTGGACTGCATGTCTACTGGCCTTTGACTGAACCAATCTCCCGCAAAGAGTGGGTTAACACCGCTAAGCGCTTAAAAGTTGTGTGCAATCAGGAAGGGTTGGAGGACGATCCCGCTAGAACCGCCGATGCCGCATCTATTTTGCGGATGCCTGACACATTCAACCATAAGACTGAGCCACCACTGCCTGTAGCAGTTATGGTGATGGGCGACGAGATATCGTTCGGTGAGTTCAAAGACAAACTGGGCGTGATAGATGAGACGCCAGACTATCTGCCTACATTTGCAGATGACATGACCAAGGCGTTGATGGGCAATCGTCAGCACCGATTCCAAATCATAGTAGACAAGAACGTAAATGGAACAGGCTGTCTGCAGCTAGCTAGGGCTATCGCTGACCAAAAGGTTTTGGACGAACCACGTTGGCGTGCCGCACTATCTATTGCTAAGTTCTGCACGGATGCCGACACTGCCATACATGATGTATCTAGAGATCACCCCGACTACCACCCTGACGAGACAGTCGCCAAGGTACAACTAATCAAAGGCCCTTACACATGCCAGTCATGGGAGGCTATCAACCCATCAGGTTGCGCAGGTTGCATCCATAAAGGCAAAATTAAAAGTCCTATTGTTCTTGGCGCAGAGATTGCCGCCGCTACAGCAGAGGACAACACGGTTGAGTATGTGACGGAAGAAAAGACGGTTATCTACGATATCCCCGAATATCCTTTTCCATACTTCAGAGGTAAGAACGGCGGCGTCTACCGCAAGTCAGATGATGATGACCCCGAAGCCGACCTGATTTACGAACACGACCTATATGTGGTCAAGCGATTGAAAGACCCGCAAGCGGGTGAAACCATTTGGATGCGTCTGCACACCCCCCGTGACGGCGTAAAAGAGTTTGCGTTGCCTGTGGTGGATTTGCTGACAACAGATAAGTTACGCGAGAAGCTGGCTTGGTTTGGTGTCGTGGCATTGAAGAAGCAAATGGAAAACATCATGGCCTATATCGTTCGTTCGGTAAAGGAGATGCAATACAAACAAGGAGCAGAGATTATGAGGACGCAGTTCGGTTGGACCGAGAAGGATAAATCGTTTATTTTGGGTGAGCGGGAGATTACCGCACAGGGTGACAAGTACAGCCCACCATCTAGTTACACAGCAGACCTTTCAGATTGGTTCAACCCAGTCGGTGACTTTGAAGAATGGAAAAGCGTAATAAATAAGTACGACATTCCGGGGTTTGAGCCCCATGCGTTTGGATTCTTTACTGCGTTTGGCGCACCGCTAATGAAGCATTTACACCTTAAAGGCGCAATCATTAACATGATTAACAATGAGTCTGGCACAGGCAAGACGACAGCCATCAAAGCCATGCACAGCGTGTACGGGCACCCCGAAGAACTAATGCTGATCGAGCGAGATACTATGGCAGTGCGCTTACACCGACTCGGTGTGATGAACAACATTGGGTTGGGCTGTGACGAGATTACCAAGATGAAGCCAGACGATTGCTCTGACTTTGCCTATGCAGTTTCCCAAGGCCGAGGCCGTGGACGGATGAACTCCAACTCGAACTCTGAGCGCAAGAACTTTGCTAAGTGGCAGACTATGCTTCTCTGTTCATCAAACGCATCAATCGTAGACAAGCTTAAGTCCCTGAAGTCCACACCCGACGGTGAGTTGATGCGGGTAATTGAGTATCAAATCCCTGAGACTAAGCTAATCACTAAGGAAGAAGCCGACGACCTGTATCCCAAACTCTACACAAACTACGGGCATGCAGGGGCTATCTACATCCGTGACTTAGTGGAAAACTTGGAAGAGCGCATCTTAGAAGTCAAAGAACTACAGCGCATCATTGACAAGCAGATTGGGTTTACAGGCCGTGAGCGGTTCTGGTCAGGTGTGGCGGCATGCAACATAGCTGGTGCTTTGTTTGCCAAGCGGTTAGGAATCCATGATATCGACGTAGGTCGCGTACTTAAATGGGCAGTCGCCGAGTTTGGTCAGATGCGTACAGAGATTAAGCCACCAGCCACAACCCACAGCAGTGTGATCGGCGAGTACTGGAGTGAGCACCGTCGCAATACCTTGGTGATTAACGACCAAGCGGACAAGCGAACGGGGGTAGAGATGCTCCCTATCTTAGAACCACAGGGTGAACTTATCATCCGGATGGAGCCCGATACCCGCAAGTTGTTCATTATCAGTAAGAAGTTACGGGCTTGGTGTGCTGAGCACCAGATCACGATAAAGGATGTGCTTACATCACTCACCAAAGACGGTATCTATGTCGGCACCGTAAAGAAGCGTATGGCTAAAGGCACGAAGATTAGCGGCATCCCACCAGTTGATGCGTTTGTATTTGATTGTTCTAAGGGCGACTTCCTTGACCCCGATGCTTTTATAGGTACTACAGATACGGATGAGGCGCAAGCCGATGAGGATAAATGATCTTGACTATCAAATTAACTGGCGCAAATTCAAAAGGGGCACGTCGTTCTTCGTGCCCTGCCTAAGAATAGAAGAAGGAATAGAGACAGTCCGAGCCGTAACTAAGCGGCTTGGATTTAGGGTGGCAATAAAAGCCGTCATTGAAGACGGCATTAAAGGTCTACGGGTCTGGCGTAAGTGATTACTGACCCAGCATTGGCAGAGTTTTGTACAGCATCTTCTTGTTGAGGCGTGCACCGATTGCTTCGGCTTCTGCATCGCTTTCAGCGCGTTTGATTACAGTATTGAATACTGACTCTGCTGTGATAGCCATTCCCGGATATTTGGCAGAAAACTCTGCGGCTTTCTCCAAGTTAGCTTCCAAAGTATCTGAGCCAAACTTAATATCAAGATAAATGCGAGTCAGCAACTCATCGTGGCGGGTTTGGACTTTTCGGTCGTACTCAACTGCTTGGAACGCTTTCTTCTGAGCCATAGCACGCTTCTCAGTTTGGAAACCTACAGCCTCCATTGCGAGATTCCATGCGCTGAACTCTTCTGCGTACATGTTGCCGATCACAACGCCCTTCTTGTTCGTAGCACCCTCGGTACCAAGACGGAAAGCGGTTGCTGGCTTAGACAGAATCGCTGGTGCAACAGTCTCAAACGCACGACTAACTTGACCTTCTTGGAATAGTTTCCATCCGTCAGCCCAGTTAAACAACAGACCAACAGAAGGACCAAGGTTAGCAATCACTTCTTCTTTCAAAGACTCGCGTATATCGGGAGAGAATTTGCCGTCACGGAACCAAAGGTTCTTCAAGTCCAAACTGACACGGTCGGCAAGCGCGGTACCAGTAAGTTTAGATGCCGCACCACGGGTAATGACGTTAGCTATTGCTCTACCAAACTCATCAACTTCCGCTACCTTCTGTGGGTCACCACCCGTGCTAAGGTACATTGACGAAGCCCATCCACCGAGCGTATCTTCCATGCCGTTGTAGAAATCATTCTGCCAGTTGAGGAACTCGTCGTCTTCATCGTCGTCATTGAACATGCGAACCAGCGGGCCAAGCATTGAGAAGAATGGCATTGCTGTGATACCACCGTATAGAAACGCCATACCAAGAATACCGGCAAGACGACGACGGCCTTCCTTGTACATCTCTTTGCGTTGCACTTCCATCTCACCGACCTTTCGGTCAATGTCTTCTGTGGTTAGGTCTTTATTCTTCTCTAGCTCAGCACGGAACTGAGCAATCTCACCTTTAGAGAATGGAGCGCCCAAGGTTAGATAGAGATTGCGCAACACAACATATGACGTGGTAATTGCGTACTGTTTGAACTGTAGTAATACGTTAACCCCGGGCTTCGTAAAGATGCGCCCTTTCATTTGACGCGTATAGTCACCGAGAGTTAAACCAGCAATGTCACCCGCGTCGGTAATCGCTGCCTCGAACGCTTCGTCATCAGTAAGTTTGACTGGGTTGCCATACTGGTCGCGCTGTACGACACCGCGAATGTCTTTTTTGTCTGAGCCTTTGAATTTGTCGTACGCCAGTTTGAAAGACGTTAGCATCGCTACTTCACGGTTCAAGCGTTCCGCTTGATGGAACATCGCCGCCAGTGCTTGCTTAACTGTATTAGTGCGTCCCGTATACATCGCAGATGGTTGCTCACTCATGCTGAACACGTCATGCGTCGAGGAAATATTCCATTGCCCGTCTTGGGTAAAGCGTTCTGCCGCCCTGCGTTCTATCGGGTCTAAGTCTTTGCTATCCGTAATGGATGGGAATTCAATAGAAGAGAAGGCACCTGCCTTCAACGGGCCTACAGTTCGCTTAGCCGTAGTCCCAATGTAGCGACCAAGGTTCTTCAGCATCAACTTATTAGTTTCGGCGTAGCCATACTTACCGCCGATATACGGCATGGTGATAGCCTGCATACCGATAATGTTCAGCATGGCGGAAGCTGGTGCAGTCAGCATAAAGAAGAACGTTGTCTCAGTAATCCGCCCAGCCATCTTAGCCCAAGCACTCTTATCCTCAATACCAAGCACAGTCTGAGTACGCGCCTCCAACTCACGCACAAAGTCACGATAGACAATCTGTTGCTCTACGGGAAGCTGATCTATGTACTTGTCAGCATTGCTGATGTTATTCATGAAAGGCTCAGCGTACTTAAAGCGAGCCTGTTGATACGCACTATGAACCGAAGTCATTGCAAAGACACGCAACATATCTGCGCTAGCGCCCTGTACGGCACGGCGGTTGATAAACATCTTACGCATGCTTTGCTGTGGGAGTAGCAAGTACACGAGTTGGTTGATGCTGTCTTTAATTTCGCCCTTTAGTTGTGCAGGATCGGCAGTGGTCAACTGGTCAACCATCTTGTTAATGTCGCCAAGCACCTTGCTGGTGTTTGCGTTGTGCGAATAGATAGTGGAGATGCCTTGACCAGCATACATAGTATCTGCTAATTCTTGCTGTTTCTCATCGCCATTTTGTAACTCGCGTCGGCGCTCATTCAAAGCACGGCGTCTCTCTGACGCACTCTCAAACATGTAGAACTCTTTTTTGTCGCCTTCGCCAACTTGAAACCAGTAGTCACCAAAACGACGTAGCGGAAAGTAAGGACGCACTAACTTATCAGGTCCAAACTGATCGTCAATCTGGGCAAGTAGTTTGGCACGCTCATCATTAGGTAGACCTTTGGTCTTGTCCTTCATAGCCTGCACCATGTCTTGCACAGACCGAGCATAGTAGTCACGGGCATCCCGATAGATTTCTTGGAACTCAGGGAGCAGCGTGCCCCAAGCATCCGACAATGCTTTATTAACTTTGTTTGCGTTGTATCCATCGCCTTTGGGGTCGACCTCGATGCCACGTATCGTCACTTCAAGCATTAACCTACCCATGAGGCGGGACTGAGCAGGGTTCTCCCCCTGTGCTTTAGACCAACGCTTAGTGATGCCTTCTGGAGATTTGCTAATGTCGCCGTTGACTGGGCCACTAATCTTGTTACCACGATAGGAAGTCATTTGCTCAACGATACCTACGCTTGCCTCTAACTGCGGAATGGTGCCGCGAGTCATATCTTTTAACTGGCGCAGTTGTAGCACGGGCAGTATGACTTTGCGGGCAGAGTCGCCAGCCACATCAAAGATGATGTCTTTTAAATCTTTTAACGCGTCGGCCTTGGTGGGGTGCCCACTCATTAAATCAGATATGCGTTCTTTAATGTTCTTACCGTCGCGCTCAGCAATCTTCCAACCATCAGCGTTACTGATTGGCCCCGCATTGTTTTCTTTTTTGGTAAACAGAGGGCCGACAGGGAATACTTTAAATGGACGATGGGCAGAGAATATCTCGTTGACTTCGATTGCTGCTGCTCCTGCTAGGTTATCAAACCCAAGCAACTTCATGATGGCATTAACAATGCGAGAGAAGACACTAGCACCCTTGGCTTGGTACTTAATGTTTTTAAGTTTGTCTTGGAATCCTTTGTTTGTCATCAGTTCTGCGACAAACTCTGAAATGCTCTTAAGACCATATTCACCCGCAGGTAAACGGTCTTTAGCGTAGCGATACATCTTTTGGAGTTCGGCAACCGCTTCTATCTGGCGCTTAGACAAACCATCTGGGCTACGAAGCGCAAACTCTGTGGCGGCATGCACGATCTCATGCAAGACAACACGATTCGATGTGCCAAAAGTTGGGTTTGGGTTAATGTTGATTACATCAAACGCAGGCAAGAAAAAGCCGGGTGCGTTCATGTTGGGGATAAGTTCACCAAAAACTTTTACTACAGATTTAAACTCACTCTCAACCGGTGCTTTCTTGTACTTACCTTTGTCAAACTCGCGCAGGCCATCCATGACGCGCTCAAGATTCTCTTCACGATCGAAGTTTTCAAAATACTTTGTGTACAGGTCAGGGTACATCTGACGGATGTACGAGAACAAATGCACCTGCTGCGGTGCAGTCTGGCGGTCAATTTCTTTACGGAACAACTTGCGCTGCTGCCCAAACACAATGGTGACTGGTAAATCTAACTCTGCTAAACGTGCGGCTAGCTCCCGGGTAAAGCCTGACGTGTTCTGTGCCATAGCACGGAGAGCACCATTGACATCATTGTTTTCAATCGCCTTGGCTACATCAGGGTGCAATGAACTAGATGCTTTTACGCCAGTCTCTGCAGTCTCCCAACCTTTTGGACCTGCATATTTAGCCGACTCCAAATCTTCCCCTGCAAACAAAGCACCGGGAAGTTCAGTCTTACGGGTGAGTCCTGACCACGCTTTCTTTTTCTTTTCAATTTGTGTGTTTAGCTCATCCCACTGTTCACGTTTCTTTGAGCCATCAGCAGGTAACTTACCTGCCTTAGTCAATAGCTTTTGCTGCTTATCTGTAAGTGCACGAATCTCTGTATGTAGGGCTTCAGCACGGGAGGTGTCCCCTGCTTCAGTAGACAAAGAAAGAATTTTGTTTCCTTCTTTAGCGGCTTCTAATATTTGTTTTGGCGTAGTAAGTTTTTGTAAACTTCTTACAGTGTCAGGAGTTATGTTGAATAGGTCGTCTACGTCAACTGCATAGACGTCATCTCCATGAGCTAAAGACTCTGTTGCGGCACGGGACGATTCAAGGCTACCTTCTTCAGTCAACCTAGTAGTTAGGGCTTCAAAGTCTATAGGCTTTTGGTTGAGGAACTTATACGCCGCCGCGTTTATAACTCTAGCTTCGCCTTCTTTAATAAAGTTTGCTTTTTCATGGATTCGTTGAACTAACTGTTCATCAGTAAATGCTGCTGCTCTAGTGGGCGGAACCATCACAGCCCTAGAACCATTGGGTCTAGATATCACAGTCCAGCCGTCATCACCCCTAACTACTTTATAGTCTTGAGTTTCAGTTGTGGTTTCGTCCCCAGCGTAATTTGTTACATCGTTTGCCGCCGTATATATAGGCCCTTTCCGCGCCGCGCCTTGCTTTATTTTTTTATTAAGCTCTTCGGTAGGTAAATTTAATGTTTCTTCTACAGACTTTTCATCCAAACTTTTTTGCCCTGCCATAACTGCATCTTCATCAAGAACTTCAGTAGATACAGGGGCGACGTCGGCGGGTGCTTCTTTCTTTGCTTCGTAGTAAGCATCGATTTGTTTTAGGCGTTCCGAAGACTCTGCGGTTTCAGCTTGTTTTTTAGACCCGTAAGTACCAATTACCTCACCATCTTTAGTAAGCGTCCATTGTTCTTGGCCCCTTATTTTTCTAACCAAATACCCTGAAGTATCGGGCGGAGTAACTGTTGCAGTTTCTTCTGCAAATGGGTCAACCTCAAACGGATCGACGATAGCCGTCTGCTTTGGTGCAGGGGCAAAGATATCAGGAGGCTCTGGGGCTTCTAGTTGAGTCTCGTCTACTGCACCTGCCTGTATTGCGGCACGCTCGACATCCATTTCCTTCTGTACTTTTTCGCGGGCAGCGCGTTCTTTACGTACGGCAGGTGGCTCAAGTGCTTGGAGTTTGCTCTCAAGCGTGGTTTTCAATCCTTCGTAGTCGTCAACCAAAAACTCAGGGGCTTCGCCAAACCGTTGCTCAGCCGCGTCGACCTTAGCTTTAGCCTCATCGACTCTTGCTTTTAACCTAGTGAGTTCATCCTGTGCAGGGGGAACTGTCATGTCTTGTTGCGTAAGCGCAGGGGCAGCAGCAACGGATTGCTTCAACGCGTCGACTTCAATCTGTTCTTGCTTGGTGCGGGTTGGTTTTTGCTCCAACTCAGCGATGCGTTGTTGTTTCTCTTCCTGTGCAATCAGTGCATCCAAGTTTTTAATTTGCTGACCTTCGGGCGTACCCTCTAGTTCCATCTGTCGGCGAGCCTGTGAACCTTCTCTAGCACCAACAGCAGTACCTAAACCAGCAGCAGTTAACGCGCCTAGCGTACCTGCACCAACAGCGCCACGGAACGTAGGTACATCAAAGCCTTCACGTTGCTGAGCAATATTCTGTGCAACTTGTTCTTGGCCTTCTTGTCCGAACTCTGTACCGGCCTCGGTTACGCCCGTGATAGCCCCTTGTTTATATGGTCCGCGTTTAGCCGCAGTCTTAGTAGCCGCTTGCGTAGCCTTCTCAACTGCTTCGCGCTGAAGAATATTTCCAGCCGAACGTCCTGCAATCTTTTGTGCCATCTGGCGGGCAACCACACCTTCTAAGCCAGTAGCCGCACTAAGACCACCGATAGCAGTGCCCATCAAAATCTGATCTAGGTTTTCTCCGTTGTAAGACTGCGCTAGCGCCGCACGCTTTTCGATTTGATCCGGTGATAACTTAGTATTGGCACTAAGCACGTCTTTTACCGCTTCGTAGATAGAGCCTTTTACAGAACCAGTACCCATAGCCGCACCAGTGCCAGCGCCAACAGCCGTAGTAGCCATAGCACCACCACGCAACAAAGTCGTTGCTAAGCCGCCAGCAATGACAGGCATTGCATTACCAAAGACGTTCGCTAGTAAATCAACGGGAGCAACGGAGAATGCCTTAACGCCAGCCAACACTTGGTCAGCAACGCCTTTATCTTCGGCATCTTTCATGATGCGGCTGATCTCTCTGGAGTCCTTCTTAGACTGAGCGCTTAGTAAATCGCCGACATAGTCCTCGACACCACGCAAGCCTTTAGAGACTGGGTTATCCGCACCAAGCACGTCAGTCAGCATACGCACGCCCTGAACTGCGCCCTTAGTAACTTGTAGGGGAACGTCCGCTACTTGGCGGAATCCAGACTGAGACTCTGGTGTCGGCTCAGGTGTGGCAAACGGATCGACGATCCCTCTGGCTTGCGGGGCTGCTTGTTGTGCGAATGGATCAACAATCGCCGGTGCTTTAGGGGCAAACGGATCAACGATCGGCATAGGGCTCTACCTTACTTTTTGTATTTAGTGTTGTAGTATGCCGTTAAATCTGCGTCGGAGACTCCGGGGTTTGCCTTTCTTGCTGCTTCTAAGAAGGTATTTAGGTCTTTAGGTGCCTGCATTGGTGCAGGCGCTGGTGTATTAGCACCTTGCATCGCTGGGTGTGACGCTGGTAATTTATAGCCAGCCGCCGCTGCATTTTTCCTATCGAGTTCAGCAATCTTAGCTGGGTCGCCCTTAGCAGCACGATAGTTTTTAGAATCCATGATTTTTGCAGTATTAAAGTCTTCGCGGGCTTTAATCTGTTCGGTAGACTCAACCTTAGTTGCAACGCCTTCATAACCAGCGCTCTTACCTGCCATGTATTGGCGACGGGCTTCAGCTTTCTGTTTCTCTGGCGACCACTCTGGATGCTCTTCTTTAATCTGCCCAAGCAACTCTGCTGGGCCAATGACGTACTCCTTGCTACCCGCACCACCTGCACCGGAGCCACCAGAAACTTTGTTTGCCGCCATCGCTCTAGCGGTTGCGTTTGCTGCGGCTGACTTGGCTGCGGTAGCGTTCTTATCTGCGTCAATGAGGAACTTCTGTCCAGCGTCGTAAGCAACACGAGCCTCATGATGTAAGCCCATGCGCTCTTTGCGCTCGGCGTCTTTAAGTTTAAATTGGGCTTCTGATAAGTTTGCTCTGCCAAGTCTTTCGTTTTTAGCAGCTTTAGCTATACCACCACCAAATTTTGCTACGCCACCAGCGATACCACGCAATGCGTTATTACCTTCAAGGATAGCTGGAATTGCTTCAAAAGCGGCAGCGGCTTCGTCTAGTTTGCGTTCTGCGCTGATCCCAGCGTATTGCCCTTCGATGTTTTTATTAAGGTCTCCGTACGGACTTGGGCCAGCGGCTTTCTGCGCTTCAGCAATGTACTCGGCTTGCGCTTTCATACGATCTTCTTTAGTTCCGGGTGTGACACCTTGATGCTTCGATAGGTAATCAATCAGTGCTAATTGACGAGCACCAAGCTGCGCTTGAAGTCGTGGGTCTGCTACGCGAGTAGCAAACATAGAAGATAGATCAGGGGCCTCATCACTCTCTCCACCATCCTTAAACGCCAAGATGCCGCCACCAGCGGCACGGACTACACCGTCTTGCATCTGTGGGGGAAGGGAGTTGAACGCACTGCCAAGGCCGCGTTGAAGTGATGCGTTCTCCGCCATCTGTTTCTGTAACGCAATCTGTGCATCTAGGTCGTTGCGTTGTTGCGCCATCTGTAGTGACTTGGGTACTTGCTCTTTAGGAAGGAAGTTAGCAATGCTCTTTACATTTTCTTCGCTAGTTACGGAGCCACCATCAGCATAAGAGTCCATTAGGCCGCCGTTTGCGCCCATTTTGCTCAGTTGGTTAATGCCATATGCACCCATACCCAAAGCGCCTACAGTTTGTAGAGCACTAGGAGGGGCTTGGTACATCTGAGTAACCGATGACGAACCTGTCGGCGTACCGCGCAGTAAGTCGGACATAAAGCCCAACTGTTTGTATGGGTAGTTTTGCTGGTTGAGGAAGTCTTGATACGAAGTATCCAAACCTTTTTGCATCTGAGCTTGTTGCTGACCACCATACTGCGCTTGCAGTTGATTGATACCCATCTGCTGACCATACTGAGTCTGGCCTAGTTGACCCAACGTGCTTGCACCTTGCAAACCAACACCTAATCCTTGTAGGGCTTGCTGCTGTGCTTGGTTGTACTGATTCTGCGCTTGGTTATACGCGGTGTTGTAGCCCTGACCAATAATGCTACTTAAACCCATATTACGATTACGTTCGTTCTCCGCAGCCATGATCGCTTCACGGGAACCTCCAAACGCACCGGCCTGTGTTGCCGCGCTCTGTTGTTTAGTAGCACCAATATCATATTGACGGTTAGCTTCAGCAAGTTGAGGAGCCAGCGAATACTGTAGGTATGGGTTCATGTACCCACCGACTTGGCTTTGGAAATTCTGGGGGGTTGCACCCATTGCCATACCAAGGCCGCCTAGCCCCGCACCATACGCCAGTCCACTACCCTGCGCTACTTGTTGAGAAGGCTGCATCCCTGCCGCGCTCTGCATAGCCTGCTGCTGCATTGGGGAAAACCCCGCAAGGCGTTCTTGGTTGTATGTTTGGTACGGGTTTTGATTGATGTCAGTTAAAGCTGCGCCTTTAGCAAGGATATCCTTACCATACGGTTTTGCCCATTCTGGTAGTTCCGTAACAGCTTTTTGTTCTGCGGCTGGGGCTTGTTGTGGACTGCACATATTGGCTTCCTTAGAATTCGTAGATCATTTGTGTAGCGGCTTCTTTAAAACCCATACGGCCCCAAAGTTTCGCTACACGTAAGTCGGTCATTGCCGACACCATCAAACGTTTTGTACCCCTAGATTTTAGGTCTTGGAGTACAAACAAAACAAGTTTTTTACCAACGCCATTGCGGTGCGTTTTCAACACAAAGAGAGTATCTTCTTGCGAAATTAAATCTCCGTTGTGCATGTCGTTGGTTAGATACACATTAGCGTACCCACAGGCTTCCCCATCATGGCGCAAAACATAGGTGAGTAAATCACCACGCTCGCAGGCCGCACCATATTCATGCAACCTAGGGTTATACGGGGAGTACGTAATACCCTGACCATCAAGACGCTCAACCATCTCAGCATAGTGCTGACGGTACAAGGGCTCAAGCTCCAAGTACGTGTCGGTAAACTTCTCGACGTTTATTTCGTAGGTCATGCAGGTAAATATTTATCTGCACGGTTATTTTTAGCAACCTTGCCCTTACCAACTGTGTTCTTTCGTGACGCTTGAACTCTGTCCATCATTGCGTATAGTTTGCGGGCACCAGCCTCAGTTGAACCGTTACCCAACTCAGAGACGATACGGGCTGGAACTACGAACTCACCGTCGGCTAAACGAGCAGGTTGCTTCTTACCAATTACGGCAGGGATCGAATCAGATACGCCATCTCCCGGCCCGCGAAGTAAGCGACCGCCGTCAGAATAACCGCCCAAGTTATATCCCGCATCTGAGATACCTCCTGTAGCCATTTGTTGGTACTGCCGAGATTGTGGGTTGTATGCGTATTTGAGGGCGGGGTTTTGTTGTTGCTCTGGTATGTTGTACGCACGTCGTATCTCAGCCATAAAATCATCGTTGGGTGCACCTTCGCTTATTGCTGGGCCAGCCGTGTACTTCTGAGCTTGCGGGTCGTATGTATAGGAGGGTCTGCTTTCAGCCTCACCACCTTCAGCCATACGGGTGCCCTGCATATTGGGTTCACCGTTCATGGTCACACCGCTGTCGCTGGTAGGCGCAAGCATGTTAGTAGACACAGGAGACTGATAAGGCGTGGCAAAAGATGACGTAGCCATATTAGCCATCGGATACATAGTGTTTGCACCCATCGCGGCTTGGTTAGACATTTGTTCTACAGGGCCACCAGCAGCGTAGTTATACAAATCTTTAGCCGCAGTATTAGAAATTGGTGTGTATGCAGGACTGAAATACTTTTGTTGGCGACCGTAGTTGCCCTGCTTTGTAAGCATATCTTCGTACGTTGGTACATCAGGTTCAGGTATTGGGTTTGTTGCGCCGGGGCTGTACGAGTACCGCTGACCCATATCCTTGTCTGGTTGAGACATAGTGGGGTCTTTTTGCATACCCGAAGCAATACTTGCCGCAGCGCCAACGGCAGTCTTAGGATTTGCCGCAATAAAATCACCTGCATTACTAAACGACGCACCGCTTCTAATAGATGCAGCACGGTCGGCAGCATTCATACCCTCAAAAGATTTTGGTATTGTCGGCGGCTGTGTACCTGCGGGGTAACCGTAAGATTGACCGTCTGTGAAGGAAGGTCCCGCTTGAGAAATTCCTCCGGTTGGCGGAGTTGGTGCCGTTACATTCATACCACCCGGGCTAGTAGGTAACCGCGCTGAACTAGCTGTATGTTCCCCTACAGGACCATAATCTGGGATCGGTGCTGCACTACTTACCACTGGTGGGGGAGCATTTAAAACTGAGGGGTCAAAAGATTGAGCATCTGTGAAGGACGGCCCATATTGTGGAATAGTGTTAGCAGTAGCATTAGCAGCGTTTGTGGTACTAGCACCCGCAGCACCAGCCGAACCAGCCAGACCAGCGCCACCATAAGCACCGAGGCCAGCCATAATGCCCTGCTTCAAACTACCAGTGCGTGCTGTTTGTAAGCCACCAACAATAAGCCCCGCAGCACTTGCTTGCATACCGGGAATCATCATTAAGCCCGCGCCAGCGACCATTGGCAAAATAGCGGAAAGGAACCCTGCTTCGGGGAGTCCAGTTTGTGGGTTAATAGTTAAAGAACCCCCATTAGCTAACGCTAACTTTTG